AAGTATTTTATTAAATGATTTGTGTATACCATATCAAGTTTACTTTTCTGGTACTGGATTTCATTTAGGGATACCTGGATCTGCATTTAGATGGAAACCTGCACCTGATTTACATCTTAAAGTAAAAGATGAATTATTAAGTAAAGGTATTTATGAGTATGCAGATGTATCTGTATCTGATAAAACAAGGCTTATAAGAATTGTAAACACTTTAAATAGTAAATCTAATTTATGGAAAATACCGTTATTACAAGCCGAATTACATAAACCAATATTAGAAATACAAACCTTAGCAAAAAGTAAAAGAAGTACTTATACATGGCAAACATTGGAATGTGAACCTGTATTTGATGTATTAAAACGTAAGACTAAAGCTAGTGATAAGAAATTTGAAGCTGTAACTCTTGGTAGAAATCCTGATCCTGTATGGTATCCATGTATTCAGAAAATGCTACAAGGAACTGGTCAAGGATCAAGACATCAGATAGCTTTACGTGTTGCTGGTCATCTAAGATGGAGATACCCTGAACATTTAGTTAGATTAGTAATGGAAGACTGGAGACAACGTGTTGATGCTAATTTAAATTCTTTTAGCAAAGAAGAGATGGATAAGCTTGTAACTGATTGTTATGAAGGTCATAACGGTAATGGATATAATTATGGATGTACTGATGTTCATATGGATAGCCATTGTGAATCTACATGCACTCTATATAAAGCTAAGAAATCTCAGAAAATGATGGATGCTAAATCTATGGAAAAAGAGTTAGTTGATTTCTTTAATAGAGATCATAATCCAGTAAATATAGGTGAACTTTATGGACAAGACTTTCCTATATATCCTGGTGAAGTTGTAGTCTTACAAGCACCACCTAAGTCTATGAAAACCATGCTCTTACAGAGTTGGGTTAATAAGCTTAAACGTCCAACGTACTTTCTAGAAATGGAAATGTCACCAAGACAAATGTGGATGCGTTTTGTAATGATGGAAAAGAATTGGAATGAAGATGAGTTAAAAGAGCATTATAAACAATATGCTAATGGAATCTCTCAGAATTTTGATTGGCTTACCATAGATTACAACAGTTGCTATCCTCATGAATTAAACAAGCGGATCATGATGTTGCCATATAAACCTGAGATAGTAATTATAGATCATATGGGTCTATTTCGCTCACAGAAACATGACAATAACATGAAGGTAGAAGAAGTATCTCAAGCCATGCTTGAACTTGCAATTCAGAATAATGTAATTGTATTTGCTATATCTGAAATAACAAAGCAAGCATTTCATGAAGGTATGGATATCACCTCGGCAAAAGGCTCTTTTCGTATAGGCTATAATGCTAATAAAGTATTATCTTTAACCCCCTACAAAGACGATGAAAATCTTGTTAAATCTCTTAAAATTGTATGCACAGCTAACAGAGAACGAGAAAATCTAAATCTAGAATTGAATGTAAATGGTACTCAAATAGGATGATACAAATTACTAAGTGGTTAGAACCTAACGATGATACCTGGTATGAAGGAAAATATATCACCGTATTAGAATGGTTAATGGTTGAGAAAGAAAGACTCGCCAAATTTACCAAAAAGAAAGTAATCATTAAAACTAATTCTAAAGGATATAAAGCTATATTCAGAGAAAGAATTAAATGACTACTGATAGAATAACTGAAGATGCTGACTGGAAAGATGGTATTAATCAATTCAGGTTAATGATTCTAAAAGAGCTTAAAGAAATGAATAAAGAAATAAAAACCATAAAACAGACAATAAAAGGAGAACCCCTATGAACCCCTATCTACCAATAAGAAAAGTACCATTAGATTATAATGGTATATCATCATCTGCTTATGCAGTTCAGATGCAACATCCAGAAACTGGAGAAAAGCTATCTGAATGGAAAGAAGCAGGCGTAGTAGGTCATAGCTATATGCTATTATCTAATGAAGAAGTAAAAGATGCTGCAAATCAAGTAGCAAATGAATGCAATTTAAGTTTCGTACATGACAAAACGTTCTTTAACGGCCGTAGTTATGCCTATTCCATGAAATCTGATCATGTGTGTGGGGAAGTAGCCGAAGGAGATGATGTAGCCTTAGGCATGCAATTTTGGAACAGTTACGATGGTTCTAAGTCTTTTGGCTTTTCTATGATGCTTTATAGATTGATATGTACAAATGGGATGATGAGTAAAGATCATTTCAATACATATAGATTTACACATGAACCTAAGAGTGAAAATTGGCATGAAAATCTAGAACAAGTAGTTACTAATATCAATAATCTAAGTAATGGATCTGATAGTTTAAATAGATTGCTAGGTAATCTTAGAGGATTAAGTCAATTAAATGTTACTACAGATGAATTAGGTAGACTTAGACATAATCATCTTAAAGATGTTCCTATTCAATTATGGGGTAATATTGTAGATAATTATACTGATCCCAAGAATCATATTGATCATAACGGATGGACATTGCTTAATACTGCTACTGATTTATTGTGGCATAAGGAAAAGCCTACTGTTGCTAGTTATGGACAGAATGCTACTATTGTAGATGGATTATGTAGAGCAGTTGCGTGAAATGTTAAAAAGACTTCTTCTTCAGAACACCGAACTCCGTAAAAAAGTTCGGGTTCTAGAGGAGATTCTTCGTTCTTATTTACCAATTTTAAATAATAAAAACAAGGAGAAATAATGTCAAAAGATGTACAAATAGTTAGTGAATTAACTTCTAAGGTAGCAATGCCCACAGTTAATCTAGGTAGAGGTATCCAAAAAATGTATAAAACTAAAGCTAGAAAACTTTTTGAAACTATGAAAGTTGGACAATCATTCTCTGTAGAAAGCAGAAGTGTTGAAGCTGTAAAAAGATGGTCTAAAGATTGGCGTAGAGATTTAAGAGCTACTGGCAAGAAAAAAGATTCTATTTTAGCTGATAGAGGGTTTATTACTAAACATGAAATAGTTGATAAAACCCAAGGCGTTCGTGTATGGAGATACGTTTAAATAATAAATGTACGGGATAAATGCAAAGTTGCCAAAGAAACATTTTGTATGCAACATGTGCTCTGGCTCACATAAACTGCAAGATGTATATATCTGGGGTAACTTTGCTATTCCCCCTGAACACCCTTATGAAGAATTAGAAATATGTAAAGCATGTGCTCTACGTGAGCATGGTAAAAAGAATAAACTTAAACTAGAATTTGTAATAAAAGAAAGGACTGAGAAATGGCTAAAACAGTAAGTAGAAAAGTTAATAAAGCTACAACAGTATCTAAGAAAGATGAAAATATTGATTATCTTGGTAATAAGTTAGCTGATCTAAGTGAAAGAATTAACGAAGTAGAATTGTCTATGGAATCCCTAGGTAAAGATATTAAGCGAGTCATGGGAAGGATGGGCCTCTAATGGAGAAGGAAGTTAATACTTATCAACAATTTAATTTCCAAATAGCTCTTGAGAAAATAGAATCACTTACTCAACAGAATAATGAGTTACTTGATACAGTAGATAGATTAGAAAAGCAACTGAAAGATAATGATATAAGGGCAACTCATAATCTAAGAGAACCTGAAAACAATAGATTTAAGAAAATATCTGAAGATGCAGATGCTGCTATGAAAAGATTCACAACTAAATTAAAAAAGGAGTTAACTAAAAATGGCAAGTCCAAGCAAGGCCAAAGGCAACCGGTTTGAGAGAGAAATAGTTAATACAGTTCTGAGTTCAGGATTTAAGACTTGTAAGCGTGCCTGGGGAAGCAATGGAGCTTCTCTTGGTATGCATGAAGAAGTTGATGTCCTAATGGGTGAGGATTTTAAGATTCAAGCAAAGTGTAGAAAGAAATTAGCATCATTTCTAATACCTACTGAACATGTAGATGCTGTAGTATGTAAGCAAGATAGAGGTGAAACTCTCATTATTATGAGGTTTGATGATTGGTTAGAACAAAGATTCATCAATTCAATGCCGGAGGAAAAATAGTGATTAGATTATTTGGATTTAATTTAGAAAGAA